CAAAATTCTGAGAGTTTCTTCTACAGATACAATTTTCATTTTCAATTCTTGTTTTTCTTCTTTATTCATTCATTATCTCCAAATCACGCTCATGTACGATACGAACAAGAACACCATCTGAATCAGAAAAATTCACCATAACGCCTCCATATTTCTGAAACTCTATAATGACTCCTAGACCTAATCTCGGGTGCTTCACCCGAGTACCTATTTTCATTTCTGAACCGATGGTACCCAATGTGTGGTACGCCCGTCGTCTGTTTTTTCTTTTATTACTTCGTTGCCCTCTGGATCTTTTGTCTGGCCATAGACCACCATCTTCTGTGTGTATGACCCGGGTTGATCATCGAATGATTGATAAGATTGGATTGTAGCACCGCCTGAATCGTATGATGCTCGCATTACTCGCTTGATTGCTTCGTTTAAATCAGCAAACTCGACATCTGTTATGTCTTTTACTTTTCTCTTTGGTGAGATTTTTGCAAGCCATAATGAATCTGCTTTTATATAGTTGCCAACGCCACAGACTAGGGACTGTTTCATCAGCGCTTTGGCGATAGACCATTCGGGCTTTTTCATGAGGGCTTCTTTGAATATATGTACTGGAACATCCTGAGCAAGCATGTCAGGGCCGAGTGTTTTCAATTTCTTCAGCATCTCGTGTTTTCCTTTCACAAATTTCATTGTGCCAAAGTTTCTCATATCATTAAAGTACACCTTTGATCCATCTTGGAAATCTAACCGAATGCGAGCATACTTACCGCCCTCACTATTCCAATAGCCTGTCATGCCTAATGTCGACCAGATATATGATTCATTTGTACAAAGTGCAAAAATGAACTTGCCATGACATCCTGCGCCGACGACTTTGATTGGCAGTGATGTATTGAATTCATCGACTCCTCCGGGAGCTTCTTTTGCATATCGTCCGGAAAGGATTTCTACATTTGTAATTGTTTTATTGGTCATCGCTCGAGCGAGACCTTCTGCTGTGCGTTTTACTTCTGGGCCTTCAGGCATATTTCCTCCGTGTGTTATATAATTATACTCACGCTCCGAAGGATTTACAAAATAGAAGTAGGAGATTGCTAACTGCCAGATGATTCTCGATGTCCTGCCACACAGGACGTTATTTAATTATGGTGTCACCTGCAATGCTCACAATGTTTAATTATGGTGTTCACTACATAAAGAACTTCAAAATAGCCATTAAACCTGCCATCATGATTTGCACTACTGCAAACATCGTTATAGCCTTGGTTTTGAATAGCTCATGCTTTTTCACCATGTCTTGCATTTCTTTTAGTTGCGAGGGTGAAGCAACTTCATCTATTCTTTCTTTCCAAGCTGAAAGTTCTTTCACTTTGTCTTCTTTCGCTTTAAGTTCTGCTATTTCAGTTTTGAGGTCACCTAATTGGTCTTTCAATTGGTCTATACCTTTTGCCAATGTCTCTAATTCTTTTAGAACCAGTCGAGAGTATTCTCCCCAACCGTTATTATCTCCGGTCATTTTTTTGTCTCCAGTTATGCGCAATTCTGGGACGGACCTTAAATTAACCCAACTTGAATAAGTATGGACAGACTCTAACTTAAACCCCTAATTTCTCTATACGATCCCACTGCAGTGGGCCATAGATTTTCTGCGATTGTAAGGCACGCTGACGCAACTTGTTGAATCTCCCATTGTGCACCATCGTGAGTTCTAAGCTCAATAAATTTGATTAAATTATTGAGGTTCACTGTCCCGTAATACTCAGTATAGAGATTTTGTGGAAGCACACCTCTTGCTTGTTCGCGGCAGACGCCCTTGGCCATTAAATCGTTGTATAGACTAACAGACTGACGATGATGAGTTCTAACCACAGCGCTAGCATAATTGGGTCCACCATCTTCGAAATAACCCATGATTGGATCGAGCTCATCGACATTAGAAGCTTGTCGATTGGACTTATGTTGGGTGCGGAATGTTTTTGGTTCGTAGAACTGTAGGTTTTCTTCGGTATATCTTCGACTGATTTCATTGTAGCTCCAAGTGCGATGTCGATGGTGTTGTGAACGAATAAACAGAGGCACTTTGAAACGATATGTCACAAGACAGTGTTCCAACGTAGAAGTATGCCTATGTTTGATAAGATACTTGATAAGTTTCTTATCTTTTCCATCGAGCTCTTCTTTATGTTTTCCAAACGACACACGAGCGCTATTCACGATAGAGAGATCTGACCCCATGTGTTCTACGTATTCGACATGGCCGATCCCATCACCGTATAGCTCAATTCCTTTGTCATCTTCCATTTCTACTCCTGTTTAGAGTATCATACCGAAGAACATGAGGATATACAATCATTAATCGAATCGTCCCCACCCAGGAGTATCATAGAAGCTTCTTCGATGTGCAGCTCCTCGATACATTTTTGGATCTGGTTTTCTGTCTTTTTTCTCTGCTTTCCAGAAATAAGCAATTTCAGATCTGATGTCTTTTTTCGATAGGCCCTGACACTCATCAGGGTAATTTTCTTTGAACCAATTGACGAATTCGGGCAAAGTTCGTACTCCATCGTCCATTGCTTCCCCAGCAGCTACGGCTGCGGATTCTCCATTGATGTATCCACTTTCTTTTAATATCTTTCTACGAATTAATCTTCGCAATTTTGCTTCTGTAAGTCTCATGGTGTTCTGTCTCCTATGACCAGCTGATAAGTTTTGTTGCTCTTCGTACCAATCCAAGTGTCCCGGGACATGCGGAGCATCTGGTTCTGGCTCTTTTACGTATTTTTTGTAATATGCTAATCCGGCTGCAGCGAGTATTTCTACAGTAGGCACAACAGCAATGATGCCGAAGGCAGGGTTGATTGTCGAAAGCATCGCAGGGAGTAGTGCATGCTCAAAGATTTCGATCCCTACGAAAGCAGCATATCCTTTCCATCCATACTTCTTTTGCATCATCTTGATCAGATTGTGGATGTCTCCCATCTGTTCCTTTCCATACGAGTATGTTTGTTCAAGTGCATTAATTATTGCTTCTTCAGTAATTCTGCCTTCGAACTCACTGATAGCTTGAAGTACTTGATCTTTCCTTGTATCTGCATCGACTAGCTCTTGTAAACCAAGCCTGATTTTATCAAAATTAGCTTCGCCGTATGCATATCCAGCTCGATACAAATCTGAATCTGTGGGTGGTTCTTCATATTTTTCTTCATGAGGAAATCTATAAGACATGTAAGAATCTAGATCATCGTATGCGTCGATAGCTCCTTCGTAAAACTCATCAACATCTTCATCCACTTCTTGTTCTTTAATTGCTTTCACAATCTCTGGAGCTGCTTCTCGAATAATGTCGTCGACAACATCATCAATATGTCGTTCCTCATTTTCTAAAATCAATCTTCGCATTCAATTCCCCTAATAATTCTTGATAAGAATCTCTGTTGCTAAGCAACCTTCTTTGTCCTTACGCCCTGATGTATACTTATGTCCCATAAACATGTGCATGGTCCAATTATCATCGAATTTGTCACCGAACCATCCACCATTTGTCCATTTTCGACCAGAAGGTGCCATCTCCCACCCAATTTTGGATCCATCGTAGTGTTCTCGATTGGAAAGAGCTCCGAAACAACCACGCTTATGACAGTCTTTCATAAATTCACATAATTCGAGCTGATTGTCATCATCAAACTCACCTGCAGCTCGATATGTTTCATGAGAAAGTCGATAAGGCGGATCTGCATACATCCATACATCTTTATCTGCCCACTTCACCGTATTTTCATACGACTCTTTGGTGATAATACAAGATTTCAAGAACTCTACGAATTCTAATTCTTGCACTTCCAGCTTTTGAAAGTATTCACCTTTCCACCACATGTTTCCAGCTGAAGTTCCGTATCTACCGGGATACTTTTTAGACTGTCCCCAGAACCCATTGAAGTTGATGCGCATCATGAACATCAGCATTGCACTCTCTTCGACTTCATTTTGGAAATCGTTATCCCAATACCGTTGTCGAAGTTCATAATAGTATTCTTTACGCTTTGGCGAGATCTGTGGTTTCGGTGGAGGTGTGATCGCGAGGTATGGTTTCAACAGTTCTCGTCCATACGATTGGTATTCCTTCGTGTTTTTCATCATCACGTCGTAAAGCTGTAGCAACTCACCGTTCAAATCATTGATAACAATGGGAATGTCCGGATACAGTTGTCTGACCCAATAGGCTACTTGTGCAGAGCCTGCGAACATGTCGACAAACATCTTGGGTTCATTCACTAGAAAGCCCGAAGCTGCATATTTCTTGAGCATTCGGGCTTTGGAGCCTGCGTACTTAAACGGGGGCTTCTTTGGGGTCTTCATTGGTGTTGGTAATAACACAGGTACATCGATAATCATAGTCTTTCTCCTAAGTCTAGACTATTATACCGTGTCCTTCACTTTTGATTAGCGCATTGTCCAGCGAACATAATTTGCTTCAGTTGCACCTTCGCCCACAATAACGTTATCAAACGCAGATTTATCTAGCCACTTTGAAAATGCCCAGTTCATTACACCATCCTCAGCAAAATCCTCTAAAGAATCAGCAATGAAACGATGCTCAGCGGGCTCCATAATATGATAGGGCTCTTCCATTGTTTCGAGCATATCACAGTAGAAAGCGAGTTCTTCCTCAAATTCTTTAAGCCCATCGGTGTTTAGAATTTCTTCTAACATCCCTGCGGGGATAAGTTTATCCAACGCAGACTCTGGCATCTTATCATAATATCTATTCATTCCTGATTCTGATAATACCTGACGTAGTACTTTCTTTAATTTTCTTTTATTCATCGTAATTCCCTTTATCGAAACATTATATCTTCGAGTGCTGCTTTCAATGTATCGCTATCAGCGAGGCCTAATTTTTTGGCCACTGCGTCGGTGAATTCTATAAAGAGGTCTCCACCTTGTCGGCCCGGGTTTGGCGATCTCACCATCCAATCACAAAGACACTCAAATAGAACATCTTCTACCTGCGCTTGCTCTACGTATGGAGAGTCAGCTGTAGCAGGATCAACACCCTCCAAAGCTTCTCGAAGGATCCTTTTTAATTGTTTTCTATTCATTTTATTTCTCCAAATAATTTTTTAATGTCTAGGCCGCCAACATCTATCTTTTTCTTTGAGCAGTGGTAGTGACTCATAAAGCCTTTGAATTTTCCACTAGCGGCAAACTTATCGTAAGCCCATTTTTCTTCTGGTGCTTCGTAAGGAACACCACAACCTTCGTGGATTGCTTTCCAAAGTGCCTTCAATGCTTCTATCTGCACAGGGTAGAACCAAAGAAAGTCATCTAGAGGTTTATTTTGTGCTAACGCACCTGACATGATAGGTCTTTCACCGAAGCCATTCTTGACATACCATTTCTGATACTTGGGATAGTATGCATTTGAGATCTCAACACCTACACCACTGTGGTTGACATTCCTGTTTCCAGCATGCCAGCAAGCATCGTTGATGTCGTGAAGTTGAATGATTGTGCCATCATTATCAATGCAGAAGTGGACAGATACGTTTCTGTTCGCAAGTACTTTTGCACACGTTTTGGCATTAAGGCATACATCCCAATGGTTCACAAATGACTTTATAGTACGCTTCTTCGTGTATTTTGTGAATCCCTTGGAAACTTGAAAAGGAAACACATCATCTTTGAACGTTAGAACCTTATCTTTGGGCCAGTCAATCTGAATTGGCTTGTCATGATACCATAAAACATCTGAGCCTTCTGGCATCAACGCAATGGCCATCATTTCCTGTTGCGATTCTACATGCGCAAGTATTCTACGGTATGTCGTAGGTCCGCACATTCCATCGGCCAACAACCGATGTTCTCGTTGAAACGCTCGAATCGCATTTTGTAGTTTGCGATCAAACAAAGTATACTCGGGAATGAACCAAGAAGGTTCCCACCCTAATTTCGCTGCACTTGCTTCGTTATAGAAGTCTTTATCTACGGCCACGTTTACTCATCCTTGAATACTCTACGATTGCTGCTTCTACTGCATTGTTCGCACGAAAACGAATGTCTTCTTCTGACATTCCATTTTCCAAACAATGTTTTATAATTTCCATAATTTCATCTGACATATCTGCAACGATAGATCCGGAACCATAACCAAGTTTACGATTGTCGTCGTATCTGGATTCGTTAATTGCTTTACGCAAAGCTTGTCGTAATTGTTGTTTATCTACTGACATTTCTACACATTTCCATCCTGATTCATAATTCTAAATATTTGCTTTCGGTACAGATCTTCTGCAGACTGTCCTTCACCATACTCGGTCAAAAAGTTGTAAAGACCATCGATGAATGCAAAGCAGTAAGACTTCATTGATTTCTTTCGATTCTGACGAGCATAACTCATGATGTAATCAACTGTGAATGTTTGTGCGTCTTCTTCGTAATTTGTAGCTTCTTCTATTGCATCCTCGAGAACATAACCAGCGATGTTAGCAATGTAGTCCATTGCCTTATCAACGGAAGCTTGATCTCTTTGGCCTTTGCCCATTCGGTGGGATATGTTTTTGATCATACTCCAGATACCCCAAGTTAGATCACCGAATTGTGTGGTCTTTGCTTCTGTTAGGATTGCTTTTCGAATCCGTAGTCGTAATTGATTTTCTGTCATTTGCATTCCTGCACCTCTTGATCTTTGCTGTAATAAATATACGTATGTTTCGTATTGGTTTGCGAGGCCTTGTAAGAGGTCGTCTAGACCTAATGACATGCCTATGCTGTCAAACTGAGAATATATTTTCTCTATAAAATCTACGTAGTACTTAATAACTTCGAATGCATTAGCAGCGATAGCTTCAGCGCTTTGATTCGCAGAAGCAGGTTGTTGCGCAAGAAGACTTGCTGCCATCGATAATGATGAAACAGGATCAGCAAGAGTTTCATCTCCTGTCAATCCTATTCCTTTTTCTACGATACCATCAAGATCTTCGTCTAATTGGGTGTAGATCTCACCATATAGGTTTACATGATCTCCACCGAACCCTGTGCCTTTTGTGACATGATGCGCCGCATGAAACCACGCAATCATCGCACGGTGCATACCGATCCACTGTCGGAAGATTTGTTCCATATACCTTCTCCAAAATAAACTCCTATCTAATTATACCGAAGAAGCTTATTTTGTTTCGGGTTCTACGAATTTGATGTCGACAGAGACATTAATGTCTAGGGTAGGTACGCCCACTTTATCACAAATTCCGATTTCAATTGCTTTATATGGCTCAACGAACCAATCAGCACGACCGCGCTTGTTAATCTTCTTGTGAAACCACTTAGCAGGCTTGCCTGTGTTCTGTGCGAGAATGTCGTAGATCTTCTCGTTTAGCCTTCTTGTTTCATCAGCACTCGCTTGGATTTCGGAATTTTTCCCATAAGCGCCTGAACTGACATCGTGGATCATTAAGGTAGCATCTTCAGAGATATATCGCATTCCTTTTGCACCACAAGAAGCCAAGATAACGCCGCAAGACATTGCCTTTCCTTCTACGATTGTGGCGACAGGTACTTTTGATGATTTTATTGCAGCGATCATTGACATTAAAGAATATACTTGCCCACCGTATGAATCTATGATTACAGGAATGACGGGTTGACCAGTGTTTTGTGCGACCCCCATTTTGCCGGCAAATTCTGCTGCAGCTTCTTCTGTAAAATCATTGACTCGAATCATGACAGGTGAGTGTTTCAGTTCTATATCTTTGATGAGTGGTGATACTTTTGTTGTCCAATGCATGTTGGCTCCTTGTGTGTTGGAAAGAATAATGGTGAGCAGTACGCTCACCAATAATATACTCAGAATGTACCAGATTTACAAATATTTATCCGCAAGCTCCAAACCCGCATGCGGTACAAGTTTGACAACCTTCTTGATATATAATCGTACCCTCCGCCCCACAATTAGAGCAGTTTTGTTCACTTGCTTTTGTCCCATCGTCTATGTAATTCTTGAGACACCGAGAAATGACCTTTGAAAACGAAAACAAATCGGCTTCTTTATCTTTTTGCATTTGTTCTACAAGATACTGGACAGGCACACGATGACGAAGAGCCAGACTAATAGTTCTAGTATAGCCAGCAAAATTTGCATTGGCAAAGACGCTGACGACATCCTTAATGTTAAGCTTATCATCGCCGTCACCCATAGAAAGATCATATTTTGAATTAGTTGTTTTGAACGCTCTTTTAGTGAGAGTGCCATTTTTGATTCTCCTCGGTAATTCAATCATCTCGGCTTCACCGCCAATTACTTCATAGGGCTTGCCATCCATAAGGCCGACAAGTACGACCCACTTTTGTCCCTTGACCGATGTATGTATGATGTCACATTCCAAAGTTTCTGGTCTTTTTGGAGCGTGTCTCTCAGAGAATGCATCATCTTTGTTTTCCTCAGTAGAAACAAGGACACCGGACCTAGATCCATCTCGGTATATGGTAATTCCCTTACAGCCAGTTTCCCAGCCCATCATATAGATGTCTTTTACTGTATCGACATCGACATCATTTGGGAGATTAGTCGTGTTAGAGATTGCGTGACACACCCATTTCTGCGCAGCTGCTTGCATATTCACTTTATTACGCCAGTTGATTTCGTTTGCAGTTGCACCAGCATAGGGAGAATGCTCTACAGCAGCATCGACATTGTCGTCGGAAACGTGGTTTATAGCCATCCAATCTTTGAATTTGTGGTGATATACGTTGTATTCTTGCCATTTGTCTCCAAGGTCATCTACGAAGTCAATACGAACATCCCCATCTTGTGGGTTGATTTTTCTTCGACGTTTGTAAATAACCATAAATGCAGGCTCAATACCGGACGTAGTTTGGGTCAGACAAGAAACTGAACCGGCTGGAGCTGTCGTTGTGTTCGCAATGTTGCGTCGACCATACCTACGATACCGATCTTTTTGTTCATCTGTGAAGACGTCAATGATTCGAGACAAGAATGGATGACCTTCTTCTTTCTCTATGTTGCAGATTGGGAAAGCACCTCGTTCCTCTGCCATTTGGATGGACGCATCGTACGAATTAAGTGCAAGCCACTTGTAGAACTCTTCGACTGTATCAACTGATTCGTCACTACCATATTGGACACCAAGCATCGCTAAAGCATCACCGAGACCAGTAATCCCAAGACCAGTTCGTCTACCTCGAATAGCTTGTTCCTTGATGAATTCCCACATCTCTTTTTCTATTCGTTTCACACGATCAGGTTCCGGATCGGCATCTATTTTCTCAATGATTTTGTCAATTTGCTCAATCTCAAGGTCGATCATGTCATCCATCAATCGTTGTCCTTTCTGTACTACTTGAGCATACTTGCCCCATTCAAATTCAGCTTTCTTAGTAAAAGGATTCTTTACAAAAGATACGAGGTTCACAAGCATAAGTCTACACGAGTCACCCGGAGATAAGATAATCTCACCACAAGGATTCGTGGATGTCGAACCAAAACCTTCTTGTTTGTAGATGTCAGAAGGAGTCATATCTAAAGCAGTGTCCCAGAATAGAACTCCGGGCTCGGCACTGTTGTGTGCGCATTTAATCAACTCATCCCAGACTTCATTTGCCCATACATCCTCAGCAATCTCAGGATCTCCTGAATCAACTGGCCACCGTTGCTGGTATTTCCAGCCCTTCTTTACGGCCTCCATAAATTCATCTGTCACTCGAACAGATACATTGGCTCCCGTCACCTTCGTAAGATCTTGTTTCATCTTAATAAAGTCCATCACCTGTGGATGGTGAACAGAAATAGATAGCATCAAAGCTCCACGTCGACCACCTTGTGCAACCTCACGACACGAGTTTGAGAACCTTTCCATAAATACGCCTATGCCATCCGTAGTGCGCGCAGCGTTTTCACAAGTCTTGCCTCGAGGTCGAATGTTGGATATATCGAAACCAACGCCACCTCTTCGCTTCATGATCTGTACTTGTTGTTGGTCGGTGTAAAGAATACCACCGTAGGAGTCTTCAGGTGAAGAGATGACAAAGCAGTTCGAAAGAGATTGGATTTGAAAAGGGTTGCCGATACCCGACATAGGCGAGCCTTGAGGTACGATATACTTGAAGTCTTTGAACAAGCTATAGATCTCATCCTCTGACATCGACTCTGGATAATTTGCTTCGATACGAGCGAATTCTTTCGCTAACCTACGATGCATATCATCTGGTGTCTTCTCATAGTAATTGTCCTCTAGATCTCGTAGGGCATACTTGCTAGTCCACACGTTGGTGGCAAGTTCATCACCTTCAAAATACTCTAGTGTGGCTCGATGTACTTCATCTTTTGTGTACTTATTCTCCATCATCTAACTCCCTTTTGGCACGCTTCACTTCGTTCCATGTCTTTTTCATTATGTTCTTTGGATCCATATCGGCAACTTCTTGCATATCCATCTTTGCGAATTTAGATCTTGCAGTATCTATCTTCACATGAAATTGCATTCCATCACGACCAGATCTATTCTTTGCAACAAACAACCTTCCATAACCTTTGTCTTTCTCTTCTGGTTTACGAGAGAGACCAAGCACAAAGTCGCTCACTTGTGCTTTTCCATAGGCTTCGCCCATGTTTTCTAAGCCTACCATTTCTGCATTAGCACCTGCTCTATTCGATTGAGACGCGGTCCAAACAGGTACGTTGAAATCACCTGCTAATTGTCTTAGCTCTTCATAAATTAACATAAGCTCGTGTCTTAACGCTTCATACGCTTTGGTAGATCTCATCACATCTGCATAGTCGATGATAACGACAGAAGGAATATGTCCTCGAAACTTAAGTTTTTCTAAGTGGTTCCTGATTGTATTCACTGAAGCAGTCCTCGTAGGATAGTACTTAATGATAAGATTACCGAGTTCATTGTCTTCGTAAAAATCTTTGACCATATCTTTATGATCCAGAAGGTCATTTACTGATATGTTCGTTAGATTCGCGTCATATCGTTTTCCAACTAGTACTTCTGATAGCTCAAAAGAATAGTGTACGACTGTTCGACCTTGACGTAAAGCTGCAGCTCCCACTTGAACTAACCAATGAGATTTACCACACCCCGTTGGAGCAACAACTACACCAAGCTCACCTCGGCCGAGACCCCCATCTAAGATTGTTTTCTCATCTAGGAAATCTAATCCTGTTGGTGTCGTTATTCTTTGGATCTCTTGGAAACGAGCTTCGATGTCTTCGAAAAAATCGTGACCAATGGTGCTTGGCATACCTACTGACACTGCTTTTCTCATCAAGTCTACGACTGATTCAAACTTATCACCTTGTACTAATTCAACTGCAGTGGTCAATGCATCTTTGAATGCTTGTCGTTTGCAAAAATCAAGAGCTTTGTCTTTTACATAAGGTAGATCTTCTGGATGGGGATTGCCACGCATGCGATGTATGAATTGTACGATTTGATTTCTTAAAATACCATCGCTCCCTTCACCTGTTAGATCACCAGCGACCATCTGAATAAGAAGCTGCATTGTGGGGAAACATCGATAGTTATCGAAATAGTCAAAATACTTTTCACACAAGTATTGTAGGTATTTTAATTCAAAGTAGTGAGGTCTCATAACCTCATGCATTTGTTGTGCCCAATCTTTGTCGATTGCGAGTCCTTGAAATATTTTTTCTTGAAAAGCTTTCCCGTATTGTTGAAACAAAGCGGGACCTGCCTCTTTGATTGCGAGGTTGGTTGTCATTATTACTCCCTGTCGATTGATGATAAACGAAGCCAGACTAAGTCAGCGTTGATATGTCCCGGCACGTGAAGACCTTCTCGTACCATTGTTTTGATAAACTCGAACTTATTCCGGCCTACCTGTGCATTATCATAACGGTAATTCAGCTGCTTTACATGTTCAGCTGAAAGATTACTAATGTCCAGATACATAAGACGCCAATTAAGTCTAGGTGTATCTGGTTCGGCGAGGATCGATTCGTATAATTTCATTTTTTTCTGACTGTTCCTTAACTTACACTCTGTAAGTATGTCGTCGATTGAAACAAATGCATCTTCTCCAAGTTGCGGGAATTTGCGTGCTAAAGTTTTGAAACCAACGCCTCTGATACCGTTGATACGATCTGATTTATCTCCAATAAATGCTCTTGCTGTGACAAAATTCTCTGTGGTGATGCCAAATTTTGCTACGACATCTTCGTGAGTAATTGTCTTCTTTGCATTATACTGTATAACACCCGGTCGAAGAAGTTGATGCATATCTTGATCTGCAGAACAGATAACAATCTGTCTGTCATCTTCTCTAAGTCTGTGTCGACAAAGCCAACCAATAACATCATCTGCTTCACAATCATCTACATACATTTGTTTGATTGGCAAATTTTCTAGAAGACGAATAGCAAGTTGAACTTGCCATAAGAAGTTTTCTGGTGAGTCAAGATCTTTCTTGTACAATTCTGATCTGTTAAGTCGCAACGGTTTGCGACCTGCTTTGTACGAAGGCAACATATCTCTTCGTCTTCTTGATCCGCCGCCTTCCCAGCAGACAATAATCTCTGATGGGCGATGTGTATCTGAAAGAACACCAAGTGATTTAATAAAGCCAGTTGCGCCGCCTATGGGTTCACCATTTGAAGACAGTGAAGGATTGACGATGTAATTTTTTGCGAATATATTATACGCATCGATAAGTAATACGGGACCATGTGTAGACATAAGATAACTCCTTGTGTGTGAAAATGAAAAAGGGCACCAATAGTATTGTACTATGGTGCCCACGGCTTTACAACCTTCCTAACCAAAGGATTACAAATCTTTGAATGCATCATCCGGACCTGTTAAGTCCATTGCAATCTGCCTTACTTCTTCGTATGATTCGGGATTGATGTCACCACCATCTTCTAGTGTTCTTCCCATGTACTCTGCATAACAAGCATTGAATACTTTCATGCAGTATGTATTCCACTGCGGGCTTTTGTAGATTTGATTGAATTCAGGTTTATAGAACTTCTTCTCTTCTAGAACTTCGCCAGTATCGTTCTTGATTACGCAAATAGATTTCCAAGCACCTGTTCCCGATATTTCTACTGAAAGATCTTTATCATATTGGACAGGACCATTCTCTGAGCAGTACTTTCTAAGAACATCAAACACATATTCGTGTTCTACGATGCCCTTACCAAAGTGAATCTCAAACTCACATCGACGGAATGGTGCCGCTACTTTATTCTTAATAGTCTTCGCAATAACCTTGATACCCACGGGCGAGCCTTGCTTGTCGAGGATTTGCTTGCCTGAGTCCAATTTGATTCGTACAGATGAGTGAAAAGGGATTGCCTTACCCCCGGGTGTAGTAGTAGGATCTCCATACATAACTCCAATTTTTGTTCTTGTTTGGTTCAGACAGATAAGGAGCACTTTTTCATTTGCTATCAGTCCCGTGATCTTTCTCATTCCTTTTGAAATAACACGAGCATTCAAGCCGATCGTCATCTTGTCATAATCACCTAAGAGTTCATCTTTTGGCGAAGTAGCCGCTACAGAATCCCAGACGATGGTGATAGGAACATCTTTATCAAGTTCCTTCGCTCTAAGTAT